GCGCTCCCCAGGCATCGAGGCCCACGCCGTCGATGGTGTCCTTTGATCCAAACTCGTCACCGATCCGGTGGGATTCTATCAATTGGATGCGCGGCTCGCCCTCAGCATCGCGGGTCTTGTGGACGAAGTATTCGCCGTCGATGTCGATGCCACGGCAGACGAGCGACTGGCATTCCTCGAACGAAAACCGCCGGGTCACCTCGCAACGGGCGGCCCACAGGGAGAAGTATTCCTCGGCGGCGCGGTTCCAGTCCGGCTTGGCCGATTGCGCCTGGACGCGGATGCCGTCGCCGGTGGAATAGATCGCCATGTTGCCGACCAGTTCCCTGACAAATCCGCTGTTCTTGTGGAGGTAGCGCGACTTGCGGACCAACTCGGTGCGCACCCCCGGCGTTAGATCGTTGCGGGCGTCGGTTGGAGAAGCACCAGGCACAGTGCCACGTCGGGGCGACCAGTTGGCGGCCTCATAGGGAGAACCCCACGCCTTGGGGACAAGGACAGGGGGCAGCAAACGCAGGGCGATGTTTTTGAATCGGTTCATTTGGGGAGATAGCCGTCGATGAATGAAGTGACCGCGATGCGGGGTCTGCCATAGGTGGCGGGATCGAGGATGCGCAACGCGTGGCCGCATTCCTCAAGGACTTCCGCGACGGACATGGTGAATTGCTTGGAAACCGCCGTGTCGGCATCGTTCCAGTTCATGATCGTCTTGCCCTCCAACAACAATTCCTTGGCGCGGCGCTGGATGGCAAGCACCTCTGCGACATTGAATCCGGTGATGAAGAGTCCTCGGGCCATGCACGGCGGCGGGTGTCAACGAAGGGTCATATCCACCAACTGCCGTCCTTCACGCGCTGGCGTGCTTCGGCCAGGGTGCAACCTGTCTTGAGCTGAATGTGCGGGGTGTCCTGGAAACCTGTCCAGTGCCCGCCCCATTCAAGGCCGAATGATTCTGCGATCCTGCCGCATTTTTCCATGAGAGGGCTTTCCCATTGCGGCTCGCCATCGGCGTCAAAGACGACGAAATCCCAGCCTACGCCGAAGTTGTGCCACGAGTAACCGGCCGGGGCATTTGTCACTTTCGGTCCCGGCGCGGTGCGGCCCTGAGCATACAGGGCATCCTGCTCCTGATAGGTGCGGAGGCCGGTGATGATCTTCACGTTGATGCCGGCATCAAGGCACTTCAGCAACCACTCGCGGGCCTTGGCTTGGGCGTCTTTCCTGAGCGTGGCGATGTTCGCGGCGGAGCGAACGTCAATGGTTGCTGGGCCGGACGGAGCGGATGGAGCGGGATACGGTGTTGACGTGTCGATGCCGAGTTTCTTGGCGACCGCTTCAGCCGTGATGTTTCCGGGGATGCCGTCTGCGGTCACCCCGACGAATGCCTGGATCGTTGCCCACAATGCCGTGCTCATGGTCGGATAGGTGAAGTGGACCTCAGATCACTTGCCGGTGCGGGGCTCGATGATGATTTCAAAGCGGCCGTCCGGGTGGACCTTGATTTGACCGGCCTTGGTGACGAAGGTGCCGCTGACGGGCGGGGGCGTGGCGCAGGCGGACAGCAGCGGGACAGGGCGATAAGTAGAAATGCAGTTTTCATGGTTCCCCGTCCGGGGTGTCAACCGGGTCATGGTTGGCCGCCTCACGCCCGACAATCTTGAGCATGGTTGCGGCGGCGACTTGCATTGCCTCGCAGTCAAACAAGTGATTGAAACGCGAGCCGATCTGTTCCCACAGCCATTTTCCGCCCTTTTTGATCCGGTGCTCGCTTTCCATCTGGGCGAGATAATCCTCGTCGATGTCGTCGGGCACTTCCCACACCGGGCCGTTTTCAGGGTCCTGGTTGCGGCGCAGTCGGGCCAGCGTGTCCTTGATGTTGAGGTTGGACCAGTAGAACACCGAACAACTCTGACCCCTGCCCAACACCACCTTGCGGCGTGGCGAATAGAACCGCTCGATGGATTTGCGGCCCTTCACCTTGTGCGTGAAGGTCGCCCGCTTGTCACCCATGAGGGCGGTCCATCCATGCGCGGCGCATTCGCGATAAACGTCGTAGGTGGCGTGCCCCGCGTCGATGAACACCAAGTTGGGATGGATGCCGAACCGCTCCTGGACCGTCTGAACGTCCGTGAATGTCAGAACACGCTCGTTCCAGATCAGGCGGCTGGATCCGTCAATGGCCCATGCGCGGACGACGAGGAACAAGTGATCCATCTGGCAATCGACCGTGAGTATGCGCAACGGACACACGGACGGCTCGCCTGGAGGAATGATCCGGCCGGCAGCATTGACGCCCGCCTCGCCATCCCATTTTTCCCCCTTGAGATAGCCACCCGGCACAATCTCCAACTTGTAGTCCTCAAGATACTCGCGCCATGCCAGCGCCAGACGCTTTTGATAGAACTGCTGGATGAGCGACACGTCACCACGGCGGGCGGCAGCCTTGGCGCGGAGATATAACTCGGCCAAGCGTCCCCAGCTCATGGCGCAGAGGGCATTCCAGTGAAATCCAGTGTTTTCCTTCGGCGCGTTCTTGTTGGTGACGACGTAGCATCCGGTGGCATTGAGTTCACGGCGGGTCCGGTCGCTGTCTTCAAAGTAATGGTTGCAGGACGCGCAACGCATGATGGTGGTGTCGCGGACTTTTTGAAAATCCCACTCACCACCTTCGTCGCGGGCATCCTTGCTCCACTCGACCTGTTCCCATTTGAACGGCTGGCGCTGGTGGCAGTGCGGGCACGCGAATGTCCACACCCGCATGTCGGTTGTCTCGTGCTTGCGGTGGGTGTCGTCATCCTCCTCGCCGCCCTGGCTCATGAACAGGCACTTGCCCAACCACCCGAACGCGGTGACACGCGCCTCTGCTTCCGCCATGTGACCTTGGGGCCAACGCCATGTCTCATCGCCGACCAACCAGCGAATAGACCGCCGCTGGAGATTGGTTTTGTTATGGGCACCCAGCACCCAGAGCGTCATGCCGTTGGCGAAATGCACGGTGGCCAGGCGTCGCTTGTGGCGGTTGGCATGATAGAGTGCCTTCACCGGCGGGCATTCGTCGAAGAGTTTTTGCAGGCGGCTTTCGCTCTGGTCCTTTGCGTCGTCGTCGGTTTGGTCCAGCCAGAGTGTAGGGCCTGGATTGTTGGCAATGATGTGACAGAGTCCTAATTCGCCCACGCTGGTCTTCCCGCTTTGAATGGCGGCGATGATGCTCACGATCCTGATTTTTGGATCCATCAATGCTTCCATCGGTTCGCGCATCCACGGCGAGTTGGTGGAACGAAACCGACCGGGGATTGGAGAGTAGGGGATGGATGCAATGTGATCCTCGCACCAGGCCCAGGGCGGACGACGATCAGGTGGACGCCAGGCTTCGCGCCAGATGCGTTCGAGTCTTTTGCGCGGCTGTTCGATGGTCTTCATGGTTCCTGATGGAGAATGGACAGCACCTCGTCGATGGCGCGGCGGGCTTCTTCCTGGATGCCGGTGGCATCGAGACCCGAGAGGATCGGCGGCAATTCCTGCTCGAATTTCTTGCGGAGCATCGCCGTTGCCTGCGCCACGAACTCGGTCCACATCTGCCGCACTTCCTCGACGGCCACATACTCACCGCGTCGGATGCCCAACCGCAGTTCGCGTTCCTCCACTTCCGCTAACAGTTTCCGGGCCTTGAGCGATGTTTCGATGTCACCGGCCTGCGGTGTTAGTTCTCCACCCTTGAGGTCGTTGCGGCGCATGAACTCCTGCCACGCGGGCACGTCATGCAAACCGTTGGCGGCGGGCTTCGGCGCGTCCTTGCGCTTTTTCCATGTGTTGATCGACTGGCGGGTTATACCGAGAACCGCCGCCAACTCGACGTAACTGGCCGCTGTTGCTGGCGCGGGTCCGGTGCCGGTGGCCATAGACTGCAACATGGCCCGTTCGGTGCGCGTCAGTTTGCCGCCCTTTTGCACGCGTCCAACCAGATTCGCGAAGTCGCGGGTGAGCAATTTCTTGGCAATGTCAGGTGATACGGGTTCCATCTGTTGGGTTGCGGACACGTCAACCGTGCGGCCAAGGTTGACGGCAGGGCAGGGCCATGAGCATACCCGTGCATTGCGCCCACACCCGCCTGGTTGATCCCAACACGCTGAAACCCAACCCGGTCAACCCGAACCGCCACAGCGCCCACCAGATCCAGCTTCTTGCTTCGATCATCCAGGAACAGGGCTGGCGCAACCCGGTAACCGTCTCGAAGCGCTCGGGTCTGATCGTCCGCGGTCACGGGAGGTTGGAGGCTGCGCTCCTGATAGGTTGTGAGGTCATCCCCGTGGACGAGCAAGACTACGCCAGCGACGCGGAGGAACTTGCTGATTTGTTAGCCGATAACCGGCTGTCGGAACTTGCCGAACTCGACGAGGATGATTTGCGGAAAGTGTTGCGTTCGATACAGGACGCGGACCCCGACTTCGACATCGAGCTGACCGGCTTCATGGAGGATGAAATCCGCAAGCTGATGGATGACGCGGACAACCCCGAGGACGAACTCGAAACCATCCCGAAAATGGAATGCCAGGCGTTCGAGACCCACGACTACCTTGTGTTCATGTTCCACGACCTGCGCGACTGGATGCAGGTGCTTCAACTCATGGGCGTGCGCGAGGTTGACTACTCGATCACCCGCAGAACCAAAAAAATCGGCCTCGGCCGTGTGCTCCATGGAAAACGACTCATCGAACTCTGCCGCCGCGCCACCCTGGCCGGAACTCCGCTCGCTCAGCCTGCGCCTTGTGATTCTGTCCCGCAGCCGGAGCCGCTCGATCACCAGTCACAGGCTGTTTCCGACGGCAACCCTGCTCGTGCCCGCAAGCGAGGCTGAGCATTACGCCCACACGGGTTTGGAAATCGAAACCATCCCCGATGAGGTGGCCGGCATCAGCGCCGTTAGAAACTGGGTGCTGCGGCATTTCAATGAAGATGCCGTTGTCATGCTCGACGATGATATATCTGCATGTGTGTGCATGGTGAGCCTGCGTTGCCGGAAACTATCAATTCCCGAAACCATCGCCATGTTGGAAAACTCGGCATGGTGCGCCCGTGGGGCAGGGGCGCGGTTGTTCGGCTGGCACCAGCGAAGCGACCCTCGTTTATTACAACGCAACGACCCATTCGGCGTGAACCACTGGGTCGGCGGCGCGGTCGGCGTGGTGCGTGACGAAAACGGCGGCGTGCCGAAGTGGGACGAACTGCTCAAGTGCAAGTGCGACATCGACGCCACGCTGCAAGAG